ATTGGGTAGCGGTAAACACAGCCCCCGCGGGTAACATCCCAAGTAAAGCCGAGGGCAAAGCAAAATTTTGTACGATTCGGTTCTTAACATTTAGCGTGGTATTAATAAAGAGTGAATCGTTATTATTTGCGGGTACTTGCTCTATAAGATTTTGAGTGTTTTCGCTGTCCTCATCTACGCCTATCACGAGAACGCTATTAGCATGGCTTGCCCCACGGAATTCATTTAAACGCTTTCTAATTGCCTCCTCTTGTTCTTCACTATCTCCCGCACTTGGATACTTAAAGATCGACATAGATAAAAAGCCGTTCGTAATGTTTCCGAGTTCAAACTTTTGTAGTTCGTTATCGCTTTGCGCTGTTTCGATTATCGGATCAATAGAGCTTAGCGCGTATTCATTCTTTTTCGGTGTGGAATATAATACCATCCCCCTATTTGATGTGAGCGCCTCACGTCCGTTGTCTGCGTCGTTAAATAATAAGTATCTAACCGCGTTTAGCTTATCACTTGGTAAGGCTTGTTCGTTACTAGACTCCCAATTATTCGAAACGCGTACGTCTCTAATACGTCCCTTTTGATCTGGTAAGCCAAGGCGCACAAATTCAAAAGGTATATGCTCAACGGTTTTAACTGACCCTAGGCCGTTGCTATTTAAGTGCAAAGCGTAGCCGTTATATAATGCTTGATCGTTAGAGATAGACCAGAGAATATCGTTAGCCGTCTCACCGCGTTCGTTTACTTCGATGTCGCCATTCTCAAAGCCGTCGCCTCTAATAAAAGACGCCATTAAATTAACGCAGCTTTTTGTTATTGGGCTTAAATTAAAAATAGATTCAATGAATTGAGGATACAAATTGTCTACGCCGTACATGATAATATTGTCAACGGTATCGCGTGGCGTAGCGATGCGCTGAAATGTAGGCTTAGCGCCAAATGATCCTAAAAACTCCATCTATTTTTTTACTTTCTTTTTTTTGTAAGTCTTTTTTGCCGTTGGCTTTGCCTCTTCTTCCTTCTTCACCCCGAGGCGCTTGGCCTCGAGGTTTTGAAGAAAAACAGACTTATACTTACTCTGTCTTAGGTTTCCCATAATTATGATTTTAATGCTACTAAAGCTGTTAAAGCTGATGCATAAGTTCCTGTACTTGGGTCAGTCCAGAAAACACTTGGCAAAGCGCTTTCAATTCCCCCCGCGTCAGGCGTTGCAAGCTGTATTCTGTACGCTCCGCCTGTCTCATTGTCGGCGGGAATACGAATATTTGTAACAACTTCAAGACCCGCGTTAATGCCATGTATTTCAAACGCACCATTTCCAAGACTTGAGTCATTGGGCCCGAAAGTTATCGCAACTTGTGGCTGAAATACCATAGCCTCCAAATTTCTACGCTGTGAGGCCGTAACGTTAAAAACGCTAAAGTCTACCGTATGCTTATAAGCTGTAGAAAATGGCTTTGGCACGAATTCAGACTGACAGCTAATCGATTGCTTAAGGCCTTCAAACTCGAAAAAGGTTTTTCCTGTTTCCATTGTGATGCCTGTAACCATATTGGTCTCAGTTCCGTCGAACGTGAAAGATGCTACATCTTCCAAGTTTGCGAGAAACAACCGCTGCTCAATGCCGACCGCTAAAGGGTCAGCACATGAGACGGTCGCTCCTTCAAAAATTCCCGCGCAGCTCATTACTGCTTACCGTAAACGATTTCAGAACCTCTAGTATACTGAACGCCGAATTTTACCAATGCTTTGATAAAGAAATCTTCGCTATTGGCTGCGATTCGATCGACTACGATACCTCTATCTTGATCCATCCAAGTAGCAGCTTGCAACTGACCATCTCGGCCGTTATTAAATACTCCAAGCAAAGCCTTGTTTTCTGGAATGCCACAAGACACTACAGGGATACCCGCAAGCGTAGGAACGCCCGCATCCATTATGTTTATGCCTTTCGTGATGGTGGCATCTCTATACGCTTCGAATAATTTTTGCTTATCCTTGTGAGATACAACAAATTTAATATTGAGATTTTCCAAGACTCGACTAGGGCAAGCTGCGATCATAGCTTCCATCTTTGTAATAATGTTAGCAGCAGTCAAGGCCGCTCCAAAGGCTATATTATTTAGATCTCCATCACTGTCCGCGTCAAGTAATTTAATTAGACCGTCAAATCTAGATAACCACGCGCTTGCGCTTGTGGTGTCCCCGTTCCAAATCAAATTTTCCATACCGTCAGCAATGTCGCCAGACGCTAACTCGTTGATAGCTGTCTGAGTGACTGCGGCTAGACGTGCATCTACTTGGCGGCCTGTGCTATACTGCCATTCGTACTCGTTCTCAAAATCTCTGAGCGGGTTAAATTCCCTATAATACATGATGTCGCCTGTAGTGATTAACCTATTAGTAATAGCGTAATCGCCTACGCCTGTGGTAGGTGTTGAAACGGGAGCGTGCAAGCTGTTAGCGCTTGAGTCCATTTTGATAATTTCGACCTTATCCATGTATGAAGGTCTAACGTTCATCAATCCTCGATCGATGGTAGTCGCACCCAATACGACAGGCAAATGGTAATTTGGAATAGGAATGATCCCATTCGCATTCTGGGTAATTGGTGTTATGTCACTCATGATATTTTGCTACTTTTAATTTTTGCTTTCGCGTTATAAAATGCCTGTAAGCCATTCATTGGCTGCGTAGGCTGTGAAATTTGTGTCTTTTGTGGAGCGCTTCCTTCGCTAACTACCTTGTCAAGTATTTGCGCGGTCACTTCTCCAACCTTTGCTTCTACTACCTCCTCAGTTCCCGCCATAAGTTCAGCGACTACGGCTTCAACGATTGCGGTGATTTCAGCGACTTGCGTCTCATCAAACGCAGCGACTACCTCATTTTCTGAGACGTCAGCCTGTACGCTTGGATCAATGGCTTCCGTGACGCTCGCGTCTGTAGTCGCCATGTTTGCTCTAATTTTTTCTAATAATCCCATATCTATATTTTTAAAATATGCCACGGCTTTAAGTGGCTCATAAATTTCTTTTGCAAAGCCAAGCTCTACGGCTTCCTTAGCTGTAAAAACGCTTTCGGAATCCATCAAACTCTTTATTTCATCTATTTTTAAATCGGTCTTTTTCTCATAAACTGACGCCACTATCTCGCTAAACTTTTCGAGGCTGCTAGCCACTTGTCTAAGTTCATGGTGATTGCCTTGGGTCTGGTTTATAAGTGCGTTATGAATGGCAAAAGTCCCCGTCTCACTTATTTGCGGCCTCTCATCTCCACTTAATGCAATGACTGAGGCAATACTCCCCGCCAATCCGTCGACATAGACTTCTACCTCACGCCTCTGGAGCATATTATAGATTGAGAGACCCGCAAATACATCTCCACCTTGTGAGTCGATGTGTAATTCAATAGGGTCTTTTGATTTTGCAAGTTGATCTCTAACACTGTTAGCTACTTCTTGCGTGATTTCACCATTTATATAAATGACCATACGCAATTTTAACGAAAAATATTTATATTTGAACAAAAAAAGATGATTTTAAAAACAATTATTTCAACCGTCGCCGATTTAACGCCAGTTATAGGCTCACTACGCGACAACCTTGCGTCTAAGGATGGGGGGGTAGGTAGGCTAGTAAAACCGCGTTTTATCAAATCTTGTATTCGTTTAATTTTAGCCTTGGCCGCCTGTTGGATGTTAGCCAAAGGAACAATTAGCGTCGATGAATTTCAAGAACTTACAAAGTAGTAGGAGCGTGGAGGATTGGTTTGAAAATTGGCCTACATTGTTGGCCGCTCTTGGGCTTGGTGGGTCTGGCAGTATTGTTGGTCATAAACTTGTAGATAAAGAACAAAACAAACGTTTGTCAAAATTAGAAACCAAGGTTAGCGAAATTGATGGCAGCATAAGGCTAAACGACGGAATAGACAAACAATTTAGGGCAAGCGTTGAAACGCGGCTTTCTAGTATTGAAGGTTCTTTGTCTACCTTAACAAATCACCTTTTAAACAAAAAAAAATGAGTCGCCTTGAAATGCACCTCACATTATACCGCTTTTCTGAGTCGCCAGATTCGACTATTGGCCTCCTCTATGAAGGTAAATATTTTAATTGTTTCACGTTAGAGGATCAATACCAAAAAGTAAAGGTCGAAGGTGAGACGCGTATTCCCGAGGGACTATATAAGGTAAAACAAAGGCGCGTTTTAAGCGGCCTTACTAAGAAATACAGAGCCAAATACCCTTGGTTTAAATGGCACTTTGAACTTCAAGACGTGCCGGGCTTTAAATATGTATACATCCACATTGGTAACGATGATGACCACACAGATGGATGTATTTTAATAGGCGATCGACTAAAAAGTAACAAAGTTGACGACGTAAACAACCTCGGAGCAAGTACCCCCGCGTTTCAGCGGCTATATAAGCGCATGAAAGACGCTTTCACGGTCGAAATTGACATAATCAACGTATCCAAAGACGCAGAAAGCGCTTGGCCCAGAGTAACAGCGCCGTCACAGTAACGAGCTCAACGCTTTAGTGTTTGGCGAGGTCGGGAGTGAGGACTTACCGCGTAAATTTTCCCCCAAAAAGTAGCACCCCTTAGGCAAAAATATTTTATTTCGCGCCGCGCGTACTGCTCTATTTTTTCACAGAGGCTTTTAAGGGAGATTTATAGGGCTATACACGAAAGATTTTAGGCTTTACAAATGC